CAATCGGACCAGTCGGACCAGTTGGACCCGTAGGACCAGTCGGACCCACCAAAGTCGTAGCTACAACAACGTCGGTACCGTTACATACGAGGATCGTCTTGACCCCGTTGGCAACCGAAACACCCGTCTGACCCGTCACTTTGACCGTGACCGCAAAACCGCCCGTGGTGTTGTTGTAAATAAAATACAGTTTCTTGTTGGTCGGGACTTCGACAGTTCTTGCTGCCGTCAGAGCGCCGGTCAACTCGATATACATATTACGGGCTACGCCGGTAGCACCGTTCGGAATCGTCAGGATGGTGGGCGAAGCACTGTCCGTAACGGCTTGGGTCACGTAACCGGCAATCGACTGCTCAAGCAGGGTGCCAAGATTAGTGTTAGTAGTAACGCCCCAAGTACCGGACTGCTCGCCAGTACCGATAAGTTCGATGCCAAGATTGGAACTATAAGTAGTCATTATTTACCCCTACAAAACGGCATCAGCCGTCAGGATCCAGATCAACCCACGTTGTTGTTTGCGAGTCATCCACGGGACTCCAGCTAGAACCCTGTGCATCATTCACAGCGGACCAACTTGTAGTCTGGGCGTCGTTTACCGGGTTCCAAGCCCCAGTTTGAGAATCGTCCACAGTTTGCCACGTTGAGCCTTGGCTGTCATCTACCGGATTCCAAAGGAAATTACCAGCAATAACATCGACCGCAACCGCGCTATCAGCAAACGCGGCAATGAAGATCATCCGGGTCGAGATGAAGTCCTGAGCCAGTACCAGTTCGGCAAGCGCTGCGTTAAAGATGCCCTGTGTGGCAAGGAGGTCCGATGCCGTGCTGGACTCGCTAATTTGGGCGTTGAACCCCTGCAAGGCAGAGACAGTCTCAGACCCGGCAGCAACCTCCGAAACGTTTGTATTAAATGTCCCCGCCGAGGCCGTTGCATCCGTGGCAATAGCAGAGTCAACAAAGACGGATACAAAGGATTGTCTAGCGGATACGGTCTCCGATGCGGTAGCTGCCGAGGCAAAATTAGTAACAAAGACCTGCGAGGCGCTTATGACATCGTACGAAGTAACCGACTCCGTAACGCTTGCCACGAAGTCAGCAATAGAGATGACGGTATCGGTCGCAGTGGCCGACTCAGCAACCGCAGACCCTAACTCCTGAAGGGCTAAGGCAGTATCCGTCCCGACCGCGCTTTCAGCGATTGCTGGATTAAAAGTATTGTTGGCGGTAGCAACAGCCTCACTCCCACTCGCCGCCTCGGACACCGAAGCGTTAAATATTAGCCCGAGTAATGAGCTAAACGGAGTTGACGATATGGGAGCAAGGCCAAGCATCTAACTACTTAACGGCTTGGAGGTTCGGTCCCGGCGGTTGACCCTGCTGGGGAAGTTGATCTCGTGCCTGCCCTTGAAGCTTGTTCATCAAACCAACGACCTGCTCAAACGGCTGCTTAGCAATAGCCATCAGAACCAAGTTGGCTTCGTCAATCGTCAAATCAAACTTAATGTTGTTCATAACTTTCCTATTTGCAGAGTTTCGAACGTATTTGTCTAACTCAGAGTTAGGCATCTTTAGCCTGCCTGTTGGCTTGCGCGGCTAATCGCCGCAGCGATAAGGGTATCACGCTCCGCTTCAGGAATCTGAGCAACCAAGGCTTCATAGACCCGGAACGACTTGGCTCGTTCAGCCTTCTCGGTTTTGATCAGATAGCGCAGCCGGTCCCGATATTGATACTGGGAAACGATGTCATCAAGCTCATCTGGAACGTAATCGAGCGTTGCCGCCTTGTATTGCGCCAAGTGTTCCGGCCAGTCATCTTGCGGTAGCGCTGCCAGCATCGCCGTGTAGTTGGCAATGTTGATGTCATACGACATGATTTCACGTTCTCGCATGACGATGTTGTCAGCAAGGATGTTGTATTTGTCTGTGTTTGATACCGAATAAAACATGATCCACCTTTAGAAAAAGCTAATTGAGAACGCCGCGCCAGCCAGTAGTGTAGCTGGATCTGCGTACCTAGTACCGAACCCGCTAGAAGACCACGGATATACCGCCAAATAAGGCTGAAAACCTATATGAACAATTCCAACGGCGCCATTTTTATTAAAGCTAACCGAGTAAGCGTCTGAGCTAGGAAGGGACGCTGGATTTGCAAACTTAGACCCAAACCCAGACGCCATGCTCCAGTTATATACGCTAATAAAAGGATTCGATCTGTGGGCAAAGGCTACATAATTACCGTCTTCAGAGAACGTTACGTCTTCTCCCTGACCAGTAGGGGGTGTTGCGGGAGGAGAAATTTGAGTACCCCATCCGCCGCTCCAGTAATACGCGTTTGCATATGGATTTGCTTGCACTGCCATAACCACTGCCGTTGAACCACTCTTAGTAATAAACTCCAAACCGAGCGGCCCCTGAGACGGAAAACTCGATGGATTTACATACCTACTCCCATAGCCCGTGCTAGATGACCAATCGTAAGCCTGCACGTAGGGCGTTGTTGTAGTATTTCCGATAGCTACAACGCTTGAATCTGCTTTAAAGCCCAGCCCAAAAGATGCTCCTGCGGGCAAAACTCCGGGGTTTGCAAATCTTGTCCCATACCCACCCGAAGACCAAGGGTACGCGCTTGTATATGGACTGCCGCTCGATGCAGTAACTACTGCCAAGTTGTCTGGGGGGTACCTAACGTTGTTTGACAAAGACGAAGCTACTGGAGATGGGGCTGAATACGCCGTTCCAAACCCACTAGAAGACCAAGGGTAAGTAATTAAATTTCCGATACCACCGGTGCTTTGAGCAACGGACCACGCCAAACTGCTTGTTGTGGTGTTGTAATCAACACCGTTGGCCGAGTTACTAGTCGGCATAAGTGCTGGATTGGAAAATTTAGTACCGAACCCAGAACTAGAACTCCACGCATACGCGTTGACCCTTGGAGCGGTGGCGCTACCTATTGCAACGTACGGCAGAGCGGCACTCTTCCCCCGCAAGTCATTCATCGAGATTGTGCCCGATGGGATTCCTGCAAGGTTACGAACGGCTGTGTCGTTCAAAGAGATAAGCGTAGTGCTGGGAAGCCCCAACTCCACGTTCACATCAGCCATCGTAATTGTGCCGGTAGGTAGAGTCACCTAACCACCTCAGCTATTAAACAGCGGGCGTCGGTCCCGGAGGTGCAGGCGGACTCCACGGGAATTGGCTGGTCGGGACAACCGGGTCTTTCTTCAGAGCAATCTGCTTTTCGATCTGCTCGTTCACGTGGTCCCAGTACGAACCAACCACAACCGCCTGAATCCAACCAAGCACTTGCGCCTCGGTCAGTTGATCATACGGAGTGAAGTTAGGCTCATCCGGGTTCGGAGCAAACGGAGTAGCACCGGAGAAAGTACCGGCATCACCATCCTCATCCGTACCCGTGCAGGTCCAACGCGACTGAACCACGTAATCTTGGTGGGTTCCCACCGTCGTCAGGGCAAGCTCAGTGATCGCCCAAGTGTATGTAAGTGCCATTTAAATCCCCTTAGCTATTCGCTATTTTTTCTGTAATGATGGTCTTGAACGTCTGTATGGCACTAGCCGGTACAGTAGCATCTAACCACCCAACAATAATCTGATCAGTCAACTGATCGTACGGGATGTAGTCGTCCTTGTTGAAGATTGCGGGAACCGTAACTTCTTTACCGATCGCCGGGGAGTAGTACGTGTAAGGCACTAGTTGGAACGGTTCAGTCCCTTGGCAGTACGCCACTTTCCCATTCTCGTCGGTCCCAACATAGTCGTACTGTACGTGCGATACCACATCCGGTATTCCGTATACCGTCGTTTTGTTTAACTGCTTAATTACCCAAGAGTATGTAATAGCCATTAATGCAACTTCCGCTTCAGTTCTTCAATCTCAGCCTTGAGTTCTTTGATTGCCTCAATGAAGAGACCGGCCATGTTGCCATACTGTACGCCGTATTCGTCAACGTCCTTAGCGTATGTCACGACTTCTGGCAGGACCTCGTTGATCTCCTGAGCAATCACACCGATCTGTCGCTTGTTCGGGTCAACCTTCTCATCGTTAGTTTCGATACGGTTGTAGTACACACCACGCAGCTTAAGTACAGTATCAACCGCATTATCTACGGTGACGATATTGGTCTTCTTGCGAACGTCCGAGTATGCAACAACGTTACCTGTGGAGTAGATACCGCCATCAACGTACATTGCGTAGGAACTGCTGGTTGTAGAAGTCCTTACACCTAAGCAAGCGTTACCTACCAGCCAGTAGTAGATCCAGTAGGTGTAGTTATACAAACCACCATTACCGCCCGAATCGAACATAACGGTTGGTCTGGCCGAACTATAGTTAAAGCATATTCCTACATAGCTATTCTGCGGATTTACGCCGCAACGAAAGTTGCCATATGTATCGGGGTTTCTGTCGAAGTAGTAGGCATAGTCTTGCAAATAAAGCCCAGTTGAACCTTGAGCACGGAAGTAGTTGTTAGCAAGGACGTACGAAAGCTGTGAAGTTCCGTTCGGGTTTACGTAATAGCTGGTGTCGTTGTAGTCGTAGAAAAGCGGGGCACGCATGTCCGAAATGGCGCGCATACTTGCATCGAGGGAAGCGTAGAAAGCTCCGTTAACGATACACATCAAGCCGTGGCTTGAAAGGTTAGCAGCAGGACCGCCCGCGCTTGGGTATGACCACCACAGGCCATAGGCACCCGACAAGCTTGTACCAGTAATATTGCCCTTATAGGCGTCTCCCATTGCGAAGACTTGCTGGAACCGAGTGGAATCGTATAACCCTACAATTCCTGCGCCATAATCGTTAAACCGTAGCCAGCCACGAAGTAATCCAGTATCAGTACTCGCCGGACGGATGTAGTACGTGGTGTTAGTGCTGTCGTAGTAAATAGGAGCTTGGATATAGGTACTAATAGACACAGGACCAGCAGGGCCGAAAATATAGCTACTGCCGTCCCAGTAGAGGTACTTTGCACCGCCGTCAGCAAAGTAGTAAACGCCTGTCGAGCCGCTGAGGCGTCGAGCATAAACGTCACCCGCGCCGTCGATCTTTGTACCGCCATCAAAATTAACTATGCCAATCCTTGAGGTACCAGCCGGGTCTAAGTAATACCCGGTGTTGTCACTGTCATAGAAAATTGGGGCGCGGAGGGACCCTACAGCCTGAAGATAGCTACGGGTTGTCTGAATAGTTCCGGAATGATCAATAGATAGCGCAGTTCTAGCGCCGGTAGCGAACGAATCCGTCGTGGCCAAGTACATCTTGGTGCCGTAGCTACCAGATGACTGCACATAAATACCAGCTTGTGCGCCAGAGGTAGACCACTCCCAAGTAATTCCTTGAGCATAATCGGGTGTACTTTGCCCAACAAAACCAAATTGATATGACCCAGTACCGGGAGTAGTCGTATTAATTGCCGACGATCCCGAGACGTTCCCCCGAGTGGTAGTAATTTGATTCGCAGAAAGCGTCGTACCGTTAAACGTCAGGTTGGCCGAACCCGCAGCGACACCGCCGTTGTTGTAGATGACCTGACCGCTAGATCCAGCAATCGGACCCGGAGGGCCAGTTGGGCCAGTCGGACCTGTAGGACCAGTAGCTCCCGTAGGGCCAGTAGGACCCGGACCACCTGTAGGACCAGTCGCGCCAGTAGGACCAATCGGACCAGTAGGACCTGTTGAACCCGGAGGGCCAGTTGGACCCGGAGCGCCTGTAGGACCAGTCGGACCAGTTGGGCCGGTAGGAATCGTGAAGTTGAAAACGGCGGCAGAGGAAGTGCCAGAATTAGTGACGGATGCAGAACCGCCAGCAGGACTAGTTGTCGTAGTGCCAACAGCAATCGTTGCAGCAGTGCCGGTAGGACCCGTTGGCCCCGGAGGACCGATAGGACCAGTTGGACCCGGAGAACCTGTTGGACCGGTAGGACCCGTTGGCCCCGGAGGACCGATAGGACCAGTTGGACCCGTAGGACCAGACACACCGACAGACCACGTACCGTCACCACGCCAGAACGTAGAAGACGTAGCGCCCGTACCGCTATTTAGATTAGTAACCGGAAGATTCCCAGTTACACCCGTGCTAAGCGGAAGCCCCGTCGCGTTCGTCAAAGTAATCGCGCTAGGCGTATCAAGGTTCGGAGTAGTCAGTGTCGGACTATTCGCCAACACCACGCTGCCGCTACCAGTCGAAGTCGTTGTTCCCGTGCCGCCGTTTGCAACAGCAACAGGCGTAGTCAGGCTGAATGTTGTGCCAGTAAGTGTGAGCCCCGTGCCTGCCGAGTAAATTTGAGCCGACGAGACTTGAACAAAAGTAATCGCCGTGGTGCCAAACGTAATCGTGCCAGACGTATTACAGACGTAGGTTTCACCAGCACCGGTAATACCCGAGGTGACGAAGAACGCATCGCCATTACCAAGAGAGGTAGTGCTCTTTAGTGCATAAGTATCTGCGTCCGTCGCACGAGTCAAAACCCAAGCAACTGACCCACTACCAACGGTCGTGACGGTATAGACGCCGTTCTCAAACGCATTGGTCTGGTTGTAGATGAGAATTCTGTCGCCCGGTGCAGCAGTCGGACCATCCGGAGCAAACGCGGCAAGCGTACCGTTATTCGTCAGCGTTGCACCGACGCCCACACCCGGACCACCGGGTTGGTTATAGATAGCGACAAGATTGCCCGTAGTACTCGGGACTTCGTACTTGACTGGTTGGTGGTACGTGATGCCTGACGAGACGAGGTTATCTACGTACGTCTTATTGGCAATGTCATTCGCGGTCGTGGGGGTCGTAGTGACCGTACCTGCCGTCAGAGTCGCAGTGCTTATCGTAGCCGTCGTGAATGTAGCAGCCGCAGGAGTAACAGCACCAATCGTACTGTTCTCGATTGCATACCCAGTCAGATTGCCGGAAGCGTCTTTGTAGACCGCCTTACCTGCCGGGTAATCCGCAAAGACAGATTTGGTTCCTGCTGAAAAAGGAACGACTGAACCTCCGTTAGAGGAGGCCAAAATAGTGTCGCGGCTTAACGTCGTGCCTGAAGCCGTGTAGGTACCGATACCAACTTCCCACTCATTAGCCGTTTGATGGGCAATGGTGTAATACGTAGTGTTACCGTTCCCGATAGCCGCAAAAGACTGATAGCCAGCCTGAGCACCATCGAGAGTTACATTACCAGTACCAGTAGTAGTCGTCGTCTCATTGACGCGATCAGCAAGAATCAGAGCCATTTCAGGCCCCCATCAGTTGATCTTCCATGAACCAACGCTGTTGAGCATTGCCTTCGGCATCGACCCACTCAACGAGATAGTAAACAACCCCGTCATCGGTCATACGCATAGCAATCACCGGACCTTCCGGCACAACAGCCTTGACGCGAACTTTGTCGCCTTTCTTAAACATAAATTACTCCTTAAGCAGCATCGAGGCTGAACGTGTAGGTTACGTTGAGCGTATCGCCCGAAGACACGTTACGATCCCCCGGCGACTGAAAATCAGATGCCGAGAAAAGAATACCAAGCGAACCGTTCTTGACGTTGTTGCTGATCAGGAACGCGCCACCCACCGTAGCTGTCGCATTGATGTTGAACTGTGCGGGAGCAAGTGAGTTCGTGATGACAGACGGGTCAGCGTTCGTTGCAGCGCCAAATGTGCAAGCCGGTCGAGTAGCGTTGCTATACGGTGTGATCTCAGTCCAGCCCGCATGAAGCGCAGCGGTATCTGAAGCTGCCGGGTTGTTTGACGATGCCGCACCATAGAGGCCGATGTACCACGAAGCCGTGTACGTGCTACCCGTGAAGTACTTGTCGTTCATGTCCTGAAGGCCAACGTTCACCACGAGGTTGTGGGACTCAGCGGTCCACTTCAGGTTGCCTTCGGCATCACGACACTCAAGGCGGTACACACCACCAGCACGAGCCTTCTCGCCCGAGCCATTTAAAGTCTCAAGGGCAGCGCCAACTGCGTCTGCTGTCTTAGCCTTTTCGTTAAACATCTCAATAACTCCTTAAGTAAATCGAAGCAGCGCAGAGTTTGATGTATTCGGGGGCATCTGAACTGTGAACGTGCCACTACCGGTCTTGTCCGCGCCAAAACTCAATACGGCGATAGATTTGTTGCCCTTGCTTGCGTTGTAGATCAAAGCCCCTGCCGCAGTGAACGTAGCCGGGGTCCACACAACGTTGTTGAAAGTAACGTATACGATACCATTTGAAGTGTTGATGGCCGCGCCCGTCATGGTCGCCCCACCCGCCGAGTATCCTCCCCCCGTCACTTCAGCGGTCGTGGTGTACACCGTAGTGTCTTCGTTAATGTTTGAAGACGAAGTGTACAAAGCCATCTTGATCGTATCAGTCAGCAGGTTGTGCACGGCCTGCAACATCTCCTGCTTGAAGCTCAACGTTTGTGTCTGAAAGATAGCCATTAGCTATTCACCGGCAAGCGAACCTGACCAGAACGATAAGCATCACGACGGTTCAAGCCATCGCCCAAACGCGCCAACTGTTGCAACGCTTCTTGGTACTTCTGCTCGTAGTAGTTCATCAAGTCCTGCTCGCCCTTCAAGTAGGTATACGCTTCACGTATCGAACCATAGAGCAACACGTTCTCGTAGTTGTCCCCAAGCCACGACGTACCAGCCGTCACGATGGACTGCGGATAGTAGTAATAATGCATCTCGACTTGGTAGGCGTTGTCCGGGGTCGGCCCCAGAATCAGCGTGTTGTCGTCGAAGATCGCATAGTACTTAGGCGTCCCGGTATCGTTCGGGTTGGGGTACGACTGCCGGATAAAGTTCACATCCTTATCGAGAAGGAACTCTTGGACCCCCGTCACGGGGGTAATCACGGCCAAAGAGAACGTCGCAAGCCAGTCTGAAGGCAACGTAAGATACTTGTTACCTAAGCTTAGAGTGCCTATCTGGTTGCGACGAATAGCAGGAATCTGAACCGCGTTATAAATCCGCTCTTCTGCAAGTTGTACGAACGTAGGAATGTTCGCCACGAACGACGTTTCAGTCGATTCGCAGTACTGCTGTATCAACGTTGACAGAGAGGTGTAATTCATACTCTATTAGCGCTCTTTACCCTGTCGCGTCAGGACACCGGCCAAGTTGCGCTTCTCCAAATTGATCTGGGAGACGAACTTCTTACCCTTAGTGGCAGCGCCAGCACCCTGCATATCCATGTGAGTTACGCCCACATTGACATCTTTTTCAGGATAACCGTTCTCGCCCGTAGGAGCGTTGTTCGGCTCAGGTTGCTTGTACTTACCGATTGGATCCATGCTCCAATCGAAGAATTTAAAATCAGGCTTACCCATGTTACTTACCTCGGGCCAGAAGACTTACGCATCGGGCTACGCTGATTCATGACCTTAGCCATGCCGCGCCCGTACTTCTTCATGTCGGCGTTGGTCTTGCCACCAGCACGCATATTCTTCACTCGACCCGGACCGTGAGCCTTGCTCGCCGGAAGAGCC